CAAGAAGCAGATCGAAAAGGCTAACGCACTTCATGACGCACAAATCTCTCACACTACATATCGTGGCGTGAAGTTTGAGTGCAAGCATGGCGTTGCTGACGAAGTACACGGTACTTTCTGCTATCGTGGTCACACCTATAATAAGTGAGGTGTGACATATGCTGAAGATCAAATTTCAACAAGATCTTCCAGTATATGATCCAGAAAAACACGACCCAGATAAAGTCTTCGGATTTTTATGTTATCGTGGTGTCTGTTATGCCAAAATGGTTAATTTAAAATCAAGAGGCGAACAAAACTGGAATGTCAATAAATGAGGGGTTAACGCCCCTCTTTTTTTTTGTGCTATAATCAATAAATATCCCTAAACCAACATGGATAAGGAAAAACTCAAACTCATCGTCAGAAACTTAAAATCCCTTGTTGAGGTTTTAGAATCTGAGGTTTATTCGGATACTGAGTCGTATGTCCAGCGTCCTCCTTTGACGCATTTGGGCGATTATGACGAGATTTGGGACGATGACGATGGATACCCAGATTGACGAAAATGCGTTACAAAGAAACTATTAAGCTTACAAAAAAAGCACTTAAACAACCTTGGATGTATTCTGAGGAAGAATTACTTTATATGCGTAAGGCATTGAAACATGCCAAAAGCGCACTAAAAATGAAACAGATGAGGAAAAATGAAAGTAAGTCTAATCCAAGTAACCCCGAATCCTGAAGAGACTATGGCGTATGTCGCCAGAGTGTCAAATCCCAATAATCAGGAAAATCCCAATTATGCTAAACTGTTGGGGTATTGCATTAAGCACGGGCACTGGTCTGTGTTTGAGCAAGCGTTTATGACTCTTGAGATTGAGACTACTCGTGGTCTCGCAGCTCAAATTTTGCGTCACCGTTCGTTTACATATCAAGAGTTCTCCCAAAGATACGCAGATAGTTCGATGCTATCGAACAATATTCCTGTTTTTGACATTCGTCGGCAAGATACAAAGAATCGCCAGAACAGCATCGATGATATCGATCCTTTCGTTAAGCAAGAGTTCGAGATCAAGATTAAAAAGCATTTTGAGGACGCTATGTGCCTCTACAAGGAGATGTTAGACGCTGGTGTGGCAAAAGAGTGCTCTAGGTTCGTATTGCCCCTTGCAACGCCTACTAGACTCTATATGAGCGGTTCAGTGCGGTCTTGGATCCACTATATTAACCTGCGTTCTGCAAACGGGACTCAAAAGGAGCATATGGACATTGCTAACGAATGTAAGCGTATTTTTACGCTCCAATTCCCGACAGTTGCTGAGGCACTGGAGTGGAAATAAATACTATTATTCTGATTCCTTGACATGCCCCTATATCCTGTTAAAAACCTGAAAACTGGTGAAACTCAAGATTTGATGATGTCCATTGCTGATTATGAGCAGTGGAGAAAGGACAATCCCGACTGGGACAAAGATTGGTCGCAAGGATGTGCAACACCTGGCGAAGTCGGAGATTGGCGGAACAAATTAGATGGCGGGTGGAACGAAGTGCTCGATAGGGCATCTCGTTCGCCTGGATCCCAGGTGCGTAAATTCAACAACTACTAATCCTATGCCCAGAAGAAAGAAGCCTGTAGAGTCTATTGGTATTGGTATGACTGCAAAACAAATGAGGCGTAAAAAACCAATTAACACTGATTTTCTTGTTGATATTACGCCGTTAACTGCAAATCAAGAGACTCTGTTTAAGGATTATTCTCTGGGGAAAAACATCTTTGCTTACGGTGCAGCAGGAACTGGTAAAACCTTTATCGTTCTATACAATGCGCTCAAAGATGTCCTAGACGAAAAAACTCCTTACAATAAGATCTATATCGTTAGATCTTTGGTCTCTACTAGAGAGATTGGTTTCCTCCCTGGAGATCATGAGGACAAATCTGCTCTTTACCAGATTCCTTATAAGAACATGGTGAAGTACATGTTTGAACTTCCCTCAGATTCTGATTTCGAGATGCTTTACGGCAATCTCAAGACGCAGGAGACAATTTCGTTCTGGTCTACATCTTTTATTCGTGGAACCACTCTGGATGATGCCATTATCATCGTCGATGAGTGCCAAAACTTGAATTTTCATGAACTAGATAGTATAATTACGAGAGTCGGTGAGAACACGAAAATCCACTTCTGTGGTGACGCTACTCAAACGGACCTTACTAAGACTTATGAGCGTAATGGTATCCTGGACTTTATGAAGATCCTTGAGCAAATGCCCTCGTTCTCTTCTATTGAGTTCGGTGTTGATGACATCGTTCGTTCTGGTCTCTGTAAGGAATATCTCGCAACTAAATTGGCACTCGGTATGTAATGTTTAACCATCTTGATATTGAAATCCCTGAATTAAAAAGGGTCACCATTGATGGTGTTCGTTATTATGATACACCCGATAACAAGATGGTTTCTATTACCTCTGTTATCAGTCATTATAATAAAGATAAGTTCGCAAAGTGGCGGGCAAAGGTAGGCGAAGAGAAAGCAAATGCGATTACTCGCAAAGCGACCAGTCGTGGTACAGATATGCACTCTCTGGTCGAAAACTATCTCTACAATAAAGATCTACCTAGAGTCCAACCACTTTCGGACTTTTTGTTCAAAATTGCTAAACCATCACTGAACAAAATCGACAACATCCACACCCTAGAGGGTTCTCTGTACAGCACAGAACTTGGTATTGCTGGAACTGTCGATTGTATTGCTGAATACGAGGGTGAGTTAGCAGTTATTGACTTCAAAACCTCAAAAGAACCTAAACCAAGATCTTGGATCGATGGATACTTTGTACAAGCAGCAGCATACGCCTGCATGTATTATGAACTGACAGGCACTCCTGTCAAAAAACTGGTCATCATCATGGCATGTGAAAACGGTGAGTGTGTTGTCTATGAAGAGCGTGACAAGTTGAAGTATATGAAACTTCTCGTTACCTACATTAAAACCTTCTTAGAATATCACTTACAAATCCATGGAAAATGAATTTACCCAGGCACTAGGACAAAAATTTATGAATCCAGCAAAATTTGCTCTGGAAATTGAAAACATTGTCTTAAACGAAAAACTTAACTACATTGATGCTGTTGTACTGTTCTGTGAGGAGAATAGTATCGATATTGAGTCAGTTACCAAACTAATCTCTAAACCGCTAAAGGAAAAGATTAAGTGTGATGCTCAACAACTTAATTTTATGAAGAGAACTACTCGTGCTAAACTTCCGTTATGAAGAAACTGAGGAACCCATGCTCTGAGAACTACAGAAAATTTAAACAATGGGTTCTCGGTACAGATATTCTATGGTCATACATTCCTTCGGCAACACCGAACTATGTTGATGCAGTTAATATTGAGGGGGAGCAAAAAAATCTCCCCTTTTATACTAGAACTATTTTGCAGAGACCTGAAAATGAGTTTAGATATCCAAAACCATGCCACTCAGACACCAATGAGTTGCATGGTGTTATTGGAGTTCTAAATGAGATTCTAGATTATAATCGCATAGAATTTGCATCATATCTGAGAATATCCTTAAATTGTGTTCATCCAGAGGATAAAGTATATAATAGTCTGCCTCACATTGATCATCAATATCCCCACGGGAATGTCATCATTTATTTGACAGACTCTGGTGGAAAAACTTTCTGTGAAAATCTTGAGACCTCTGAATATGAGGGACATGATCCAAAGGAGGATGATGTTGTTTTGTTCAGCGGAAAACACTTCATGCAGAGTCCCTCTAAAAAAAGAAGGGTTATATTAGTCGCCACTATTTTGCCGAAATGACACCATACGATTGCTATAGAACATATCTTGCGGTAAAAAACCACTTCACAAAAGATCAGTTTGATTTTTTTAAAAGCAATGGTAAGGCGAGAGCATCTGTAAATGCGTTTAACAAGCGTAAAGATAAGTATTTCTTCGAGAAGTTAGCACATTATAGAAGTGACACAGAGGTCACTAAGTATTTTGTGTCGTACTTTTTAGACGATAAGTCGTGGGTCGGTGATATGGTCCATGACAAGGGAGAGACTTATGAAAATTATATTTTAAAATTAAACGATTTAGAAGAAATCTTCAAAAAGGAGTCTATTTATCTGTTTTCTGGCGAAAATTTACTTTCTGTATTCCAATGCACAGGGGGTTCTCATCCGATCATTTTGAAAAAATTCCTGAACGGTAAAGTTAGTATTGAAACATTGGTAATCTATGATAGAATATTCCTGTTCGGGAATGATTTCGATAAGAAACTCTTGGACCCAGTGTGGGAAACCGTATCATTGAAAATTAGGAAGTATAAACCGTTCCTAAATATCGATGTGTTCAAGTATAAAAAGATATTAAGGGAGGTGATTCATGTCTAGTTTCTTCGATTCTGAACTTGTTCAGCAAGAAATGGAGGAGATCAACGATCTTCAGGCAGAAATTTATAAGGAAGCATTTAAGTTTCCCGAACTCTCTGTTGAAGAAAAGATTGAACACTTAGAGCGGTTAGACTATCTCCTAGAAAAGCAGGAGATTCTCTACACCCGTCTCAAATTGTCAGACGATCCCCGTGCAAAGCAGGTTGCGAATAATGTCCGTGACTCTGCTATAATGATGGGGTTCCCAAAGGACATCGACTGCTCGGTTCTGTTCTCCAACATGAGGAAAACGCTTGAATCGGTCAGGGAGAAAGTT